GTTTACAGAAGCAACTCTAGTGTATGATGAACCAACATCAAGAGAAATTAAGTCTCCAGCTTGTACATTTGCGGCTGCATTTGCAGTACCGTTTACGTTAATAACTGTAGCACCAGAAGATACCGCATTAGTTCTCATAGAATCTGTAACTGTTAAGTTAGCAGAGAAAGCTTGTGAAGAAGCGCAAATAGAAACACGAAGACTATTACCAAATGCACCAGCATATCTGGCTGCAACTGGTCCAAGGGATGTGTTTGCAGTAGAATAATTGGCAAGATAATCGTCTGAATTTTTGATTAATGCTGCTGCGCCATTTGCGCTCGCATTCAAAGTTGATGTGGTGTTAGCCGCACGAACAACTTTTAGATTGTTAGAATATGCAAGAAAGTTTGATGCTGAGAACCAGTATTCGTAGTTTGTGTTGTTAGGTCCACCAAATACTTCAACAAGGCGAACCTCGTCAGAAATGGTAATGACTTCACCTACTGGTCCCCAAGCGAACTGTCCAGCGAAAGCGCCAACCGAAGTGGCAACGGAAGGTACAATTGTAGTCAGATCGATTTCTGATACATTTACACCTGGTGATAGCTGAAATGCCATGGATTTCTCCTTTTTGTTATTGGGTCAATTATATTTATAACTAATACAGTATTTAGTTTTTTAGAATCTTGAGGATAGATATCCCTTTTCTGTCCATACATCTCCAGTATCAACTAAGACTTCCTCACGGCGTCCATCGTCAATAATACCTACAGGAGTCAAATCTTCTTCCATAAACATATTTTGTTCTGCCAACATGAGTTGTCTAACGTCTATATTCGTAGAATCTTTGAAATAAGTTTGAGCTGTCAACCAAGCAAATAGTACTAGACCCATAACCAAATCATCATTATTACCTTCTTCAGCTGCGTAACTATCACGAACTCTTACGAATGTATTTAATTCTGCAATCGTATCAAAGTCATTAATGATTAATTTATCATTCTCAATCAGCGTTTTTAAGTTAGCACAACCAATCTTTTTGACAGTTTTAGTTGTTTTAATACCAAACGATGTTGCCCTTTTGAAACCACCAGAGATACTTTGACCCTTGATGTGATGATGTTCCAACTTGTAGATATTCTCATACTCTAAATCATAGTGGAGAATATCTACAACTTGCTGGCCAATGTTGTTTGTTTCAATCAATGCATAAGCTTCATTGTATTTTTTCGCAATTGAATATATTACAGTTGGAAAAAACAACAAAGGTAACTTATTGTTTCTATATTTAGCCACTTGTTTATAAGGTGTTTGTGTAACATCTACTACATTAATTGTAGAATAGTCTTGTTGAACACCCTCTGCACAATCTACGTTGGCAATATACATATGTCCTTGTATAGGCTGCTCATATATATCAAATCCTTCTTCTGAGTATAATGGATTAAAAAACGCCAATGAACGTAATTTAGAACCAGATATCAGAGTTGCAGATGAACCAATGAACTCTGTCTCAAACTCTTGTCTAAACTGTTCTTCAGAAGTATTACGAATCGTTTCTTCTTTCCAAGCCGCATCACGGCCTGGCACTTGTGACCAATGAACCTCAAGTGTTTTATATGTTGAACGACCCTCCGCAGCATCTACCCACATCTTATAGAAATGATTCAAACCAAATGGTGTTGAAACAATAATAACTTTGGTAGTTTTACCAGATGAAATCACAGGGTATGTAGATGTGAAGAATTCATCTGCTAAATTCTTAGGAACGAAAGCAAATTCATCTAAGAAGATTAAGTTATAAGAACCTCCACGAACACCAGCTGCTGACGTTGCATATGCGGCAATCTTAGATTTGTTTTCTAACTCAATGTTACCTTTGTTCCAAACAATGATACCTTGTTGCAACCATACTGGTAAATATTCATATGCATATTGAACACGACCCAAAATGTCTCGAGCTAGAGCACCTTTGTTTGCAAGAATAGCAATACTGTAGTCATCCTGAAACAATACCGACCACAACATATAACCCACAGTTGTGGTTGTTTTACCAACTTGACGAGGCATCTTTGCGATACAGAAACGATTTTCGTGAAATGTTCTAACCATATCCTCTTGGAATGGCCACATCTCAAATGGCATTAAACCTCTGTCTACGTTAACAATCTTAACATATGTCTTAATGAAGTAGACAGGATCCTGAGTACATTTTATAATTTCAGCAACTTGTTCCTCGGTGTAGGATATTTCTACACCAGGTTTTTTCAGATTCGAATTACCAAGATAACCAATATCAGACATTTACTTCACAATGCTACGTAGCATCCACGCTTTCTTCTGATGAGCACCTAACAATTCTTGTAAGAAATTTGATACAGCTGGTTCACCTGCATCCTCAGCAACAATAATACCAGCACGAAGTTGAACGATATATCTTTCATTATCATTTTTCAAAGTAATCATCATTGTCAATGCATCAGGCACAGTTGTTGCTTCATCCACAACAGATAACTCTAAAAATCTAGTAAATGATCCAGGTGCATATGCATCCAAATATCTTATATGTTCTGCAATTGGATCGTTCTGTAGAAATACTTCATTGTAAAAAGTATTCAAAAAGTCATGATACTGAGGAAAATTATTACCCTCAATATTCCAATGATAGTTGTGCGACTTTAAGTACAAAGCAAAGTTTGTACCTAAAATAACTTTTAATTGTTCAATCAATTCTTCCATACTAATCCTATTTATTGTTCTTTAAAAACTTGACTAACTCTGTAGTAGAACCAACAAATACGGCTTTATCTACATTAATGTTACCAGAATTTTTATATTCTTGTGGCGCTAAATCTTTTTTACGTTTCTGAATTTCCATCAAGTCTTTATTTAAATCAGAAAGATTTTTGATTAGATTAGCTGCAACTTCATATGCTCTTGGGTGCTCAGATTCTTTTGCCACATGTAAAATACCCTCAACTGCATCATTACCCTTTTGAATCAACTCTCTAATGTTTTGACGAGCAAACTCAGCGTCATCATCAACATTGTTAACGGCAATTAGTTGAGTCATTGGTTTAGATGTGATTGGTTCAACATCTAAAACTTCTGACAATGTTTGATTCAATTTATTCATTATGCATTAGGGAAATTAGTTATGGTATCTGAGAAACCAAATTCATCGTCAATCTCAGCTGTTATTGGTTTTGGTACCGTAACAACTTTCATATCTTTTACTGGTACAATATCAGTCGATTTAATAACATATGTTGCATTAGAATAATCACCAGTTACCGCATCTCCAACTTGTAAAAGTTTATTTAGTTTATTGGCAACAAAAACACCAGTTGAAGTGTTACTGAAATAAACAACTTCACCAGTAAGGTCTCTTTTGTTAACTCTAATAGTTTCACCAGTTGTAAATACACCAAAACCATTTGCAGTATGTAAAATCACTTTTTGACCATCTACATCAGTAACATCGATATAAAGATTTAATGTAGTTTGACGAATAATTTTGCCATTCTGAACTGGTGGCCAAATGTAACCTTTTGCTGTAAATGTTAAGTCCCACATGATTAATCGTGTAGACATAAAGTCGCCTTCATAATCTGTAGTTGTATTTACAGAATTGAGTTTGACTGGCATATCATATTTTTGATCCATACCAGGAATAAAGTTAACTGTTACGTTAAAGTCTGGTGTAAAGAATGGTAAAATTTGTTCTAATATTTGTGTTCCGTCTTCTGTGTTTCTCACATAGATTGACATTGAAAATTCAAAGTCATATGGCACCGGCAAATATTGTGTTTGTAAAGATGTTGTAGAATTGTTAGCTGAAAAGTTTCTTATTGTTGTTGGCAGTTTTCTACTTGCATCATAACTCATTCCTGTTAATTCAAATGACATTCTAGGAACAGTTGTTGAAATTGATTTTGTTAAATTAGGATCAGATGTGATTCTAGTTAGATACTTTTCTTTTGAACCATATGAAAGAGGTACTTTGAATATTTCATAGGCCTGAGTTCGATCTTTGTTATATCTTTGTAGTTGAATGTCGTTAAACATCGTACCAAAAGCTACGACAACTTTTCGTATTGTTCTATTATAAAAATGTGCATTACCTAACATTATAAACTCCAACCTTTATGATGGTTTCTTCTTTCATGCCAAATCACGCTTCACCAAATGGATTGTTTTCTGTAAAATCTAATATACCATCAGCTTCAGATTCGATTCTGGAGTTATCAACAACATCTTCAAATGCGGTATTCATTGTTGCAGTATCAGAAACAGTATTGATAATCCAGTTTGCAGAACTTGTATTACCACGTACATTACCAGATACAAAGTTTCCAATTACTCTAATGATATCTATGGAAGAGTTTCCAGTCGTATCATATACAATAGCCTGTGCCGTTGCATATGCAAGATTAGAACCCTGATAAACTATCTCATCTTCAATAAAGGTACCTGAACCAGATAACAATGAAATACGAGTTCTTGGATACGCATCTCTAATTTGTTCATCAACTTCTGCAATACCAGTTTGAATAATCTCATTAGAGAATACAAACTGTTTAAGTTTCAATGCATACACATAGACGTTGGCACCACGGCCACGACCTAATGTATAATACATTGCTTGATTGTTTTCGTGCTCTACAAAAGTAATTTCAAAAAAGTTTTGTACTAAAGGTACATAAATTAAATCACCTTCATTAGGTCTTGTTTGTGGTATTGTTGCAGCAAATCTTCTACGAGATATTAATAATGTAACTTCATCTTTAATCTCTAATCCAAATTTAGAGATGAAGTCACCCTCACCTTCCATTCCAGTAACATCTTCAAGATACATTTCAATCGTGTATGCTGAAGTGTATTGTTTTAGTGTATCCTCACCATATAGAAAATCTACTTGATCACGGCTACTTCTAGGCAAATAGAATACTTCCATGCCATAGATTTGCATTGCCTCAATAAGTAAATCTTCAACGAGCAGCTGCTCGGAAGTTATGTTCTTGGGAAACGGATTAAAATAGACATTTGTTGCCATTTTTATCCTACAAAAATCTCACTCGGTAAACTACCCATTGTATACATTTCTTCTTCAATCTTATCAATTTCAGCTTGTGCTTCTTGCATGATTCTAGGACCATCAAGTGTGACTCCACCCGGCATTTGAATACCAGCAAACTTACTTAGATTAGAACCCCATTGATATTTGATTTTTGCGGTTGCATATTTCTTTAAGAACCTATCGTTCCAAACATCAGATGCACCTGTTTTTGTTATAGTTGCAGCTGCAACATTAGTTGCCACTGGACTTACCAATATAAATTCAGTTGGTGAATTGATGTATCGTATTTGTTTTTCTTCACCATTAATTGTAATCATATCATTTTCTAAAACTTCTTGGTCTAGAATTGAACTAGTGCCCGTAACTGTGTTTGAAGTTGTGTTAGCAGCAAATGTACCAGTCAATGTGATTGTATCCGGCTGCATTGCACGATAACACTCCATAATAACATATTCACCAACATCTCTATCACTACTCCAATCAATATCCAAAAACAACTTGTTTTGCATACGATTGAATCTAAATTGTGGTTGACCAGAGAACAACATATTCAATGTTGCAATATGTTGCATAGTGATTTCATATGACACATAACTCACCGATGTAAAATCGTATAAGTCGTGCAAACGCAATTGATAACGCAAGTCAAACATGTTGATTGATGAATTGGAATCATCAAACGGAAAAACTTTAGTCACAGAAATGACTGCATCTGGACAATAAATCCAACGGCGATTAATATCAGCAGCCGTTATTTTATGTTTCATGTATATTTTTTCAGTACCGTCATAGTGATAATCATAGAAGAATGATAAAGCATCATCAATACG